TTTATCTAAAAAAAGTGTCAAAAATGATATATACTATTAATAAAAGAGAAAGATTTTACATTAAATTATAAATTAAAATAAGGTTTGTTAAAACTAATCAAAATCATCAAATTCGAGTGATTCAACCACGGTATTAACGTGGTTCTCCTGACGTTCCTTAACATACATGTACACGTCAGCATAGTGCAGTTTGTATTTACGACCAACTGCCCTAAGCTCACGCATAGTCTTGTCAAGGTACTCTGGACCTCGATAAGCAGCAAATTCAAGGGCACCCTTGACGATATCACGCTGTATGCGCATATCGCCAAGGTTTCCCTTTCTCGTCCAGAGGAGCTGCTTGTGTATAACGTCCTCTGGATAAGTTGGAAAAACGACACCATCCACATTGCGAAAGCCACTCTTGAGAAAACTAAGATTGACAATGGGCTCGAAGGGGATAAACTCACCAGTTTTAGCTGCTGAGGTCACCTTCATGCCTAAATGAGTGGCAATTTCGCGGATAGTGTCGCGATTGAAATAGCTTAAGGTGGCTAAATCAGCACCGACGATGACGTCATCACCATAAGTGACTACTCGAACATCGTTATCAAAATTGTCAAAGTTGGGTGACAGCCCCTTCTTCAACCGTCCATGGAGATAAGACATGCACACCACGAAGACATTCATAACAGAGTTAAGAACATCCGTCATGGCGCACCCTGACTTATTTCCCTGTTCGGTACGAATTAGGTTCGGTCCAACGATAACAAAAGCTCTCTTGATTGAACTTAATAATGCGTGTCGAGCGTTCCTCTCCTCAGTTGTTGACTTGGAGTAGAAACGATCGGTTACATGTTGGAAAAAATCAAAGAGAACACCACCTGCAGATCCATCAAAGGCTGAATAATCTACATCGAATCCAAAACCACTTGGTCTTCGAAGTTCTGAGAAATAATAACCCCAGACGTCAACTTTGTCCCTGCCAACACCGCACATCGACACAAAAGGATCCTGCGTCTTCACCCAATTGATGAAGGCACCAAAATACTTACGCGTCAAAAGCGTGTGTTCAACAGGAGAAGACTCGGGTTTTACCATCAATAACTTTTTCCTTGCTTCGCAATTCATCTTTGAGTTTTGAAACCCAAATCATACACGGAACAACTCCTTCTCGGATTTTAGATTCAACTCGATTAAGATGGTCTACAAAAGTGGTTTGGAAAAGAGGTACATGAAATTCTTTGGCTTTCTTTGAGAATTGGAAAACTGCTGGTTCTCCTTCACGTGAAATTCTATCAAAGAGTTGAGTTTTGCCATTGGCAAAATATTTGGCAAGATAGCCTGCACTGGTATCCATCTTGAGGTGGGGCATGGGTTCTCGCCCATTCACCATCTCAAAATCACTAAGAACAGTTTGGTCTTGTCCTTGAAATTTATCAGCATAGTAATTTACTACTTTCTTAAAAACCCCAAAAGGCACCCCATTGGTTGTGGGTGTAGCTTTTTGAGCGTTCTTTATGCTAAGTAAGACTCCATCAATTGGTTTCTTAGCAGATACTTCAAGTGTGTCG